CACCGCGCCTGGGCCAAGGTTCGGTAGATCCCAACTGATGCCGCTCGCCATCATCAGCGTGCGCATGCCGGCTGTTAGCGCAGGACAGCCGAACAGGATTGCTGGCGCATCCTCTGGCAGGCCGTAAAGGCGCAGCGCTTCCAATTCAATCTGCCCGTCAAAGCCTATGACGCCAATCTGTGCAAAGGCCACCTCTGGCCCAAAACGTACCGTCTGACGGCGATTGAGGTCACTCTCCTGCATCACCGCGCCCGCCTGCCAGGTTTTGGAGGTCGGTGCCCATTGCAAAGTGGTGCCGGATGCCAGCGCATCACCAGCGATATTCTCCCGGACAATGCCGGCGCCATCAAAGCAGCGCAGACAAAGCCGCCCGCCATCAGCACCGCCGACCAACCAATGCGCCAGTGCGAACTCCTTGGCATGGGTGGTCTGCACGACAAAGCCGACCCCTCGATTAGGGTTCAGCAGCAGGCCGCGCGTGGTGGGGGTGATACCATTCAGGCCATTCCAGGAAAGCGCTGCCATGGTGGTCTCGGCCGTGGTGGAGGTCGCGATGATGCAGGCGCCCTCGACACCAATCTCCGTGCCGCTATGCCAAAAGGCCGCCGCACGGACATTGGGGATATTGGCCAGCAGCCTGGTGAGGCGGGACGCCGGCGCGCGGTGCCGGTTGAATACGGCATTGCCGGCGCGGGTGGCGCTTGGGGTGTAGTCAACGCCAATCGAGTAGCTCTGCGCCCAGGCAACATCATACTCGCAATCGGTCGCGGCCGCCGTGTGCCGCGCGGCAAAGGGGGAACACCCCTCCATCCGCATGTTCCGCGTGATGACGGCGGTGCCATTCGTCTCATTCAAAAAGGGAATAGCGATGTTGGGCTCAAGCTGGCGCAGCTCGAAATTCGGTGCGTCAAAGACATGGCGATTGTGGTTGTTGTAGGCATCCGTGGCGCCGCGCGAAAAGCGCACGCCAAAGCGGTCCAGCGCTGCGTTGACCCCGGTGCCACAGGCGAAATGCCCACCATAGTAGCGGATGGAGGTATTCCAGGCGGTCGCCGTCGCGGCATGCGCATCAATGCCGTAGCGATTATTCAGAATACGGCCCAGGAGCAGCGTGCTATCCTCAAACCCGCGTCCATCGCCCAGTGTGCGCAGCCCGATGGTGAACCCGGACACCAGGCGCAGATCAATAAGCGAGGAATCGAGATTGCGCGCCAGAATGCCGATATCATTCTCACTGACCCAATCGGATTGGATCTGCCGCGTGACTTGCAGGCCGAGATAGAGCTTTTCGCCATTGCGCGTGGTGCCGCCATCACCCAGCGTCAGCACAGTGGCTGGCGCATTGGTCGCGCCGGTGTACTGGATTACCCCCTGCATGATCAGCCCGCGCGCGCCGCCGCCGAGCACAACGCCAGCATCCACGCGCCAGGTGCCGGGTGGGATGACGGCGAATTTCTTATCCGCCGCCGCGCGATCAAAACACGCCTGGATGGCCGCGCGATCATTCGCCGCGCCATCACCCAACCCGCCAAAGTCAAAGGGCAGCACCGCCTCACGGTCGCGCAGATATTTTGCCAGATCAGTCTTCGAGATATTCTGCCCCAGCACCAGCAGATCATCGATGCGTGCGGCCATGGATACGATCCTAGATTGCGATGGTGCTTAAGTCAGGTTCTCCATCGGTACGCGCAGAGCATTGGCAACAGCGCGTAACGCCGCAGCGCTACCCGGCTTTCGGCCACTCTCAATCTCCGAGAGATAGCTCACCGAAACGCTCGACTTCTCCGCCAGTGCCGTCAGCGTGAGCCCGCGATGCTCGCGCCAAATACGGATTGCGCTTTCCCCGGCGAGTAGCCGATCCACCAGCGGGCCCGGCAGATAATCAGCGCGCGCAGCATTTTTGCCGAGCGCTGCTTCCCGTGCTTCCTGCTCATTGATCGCCTGATGATCAATGCGATCTTCCGCAGCAGCAATCAGCGCCTCATAATCGCGACGCGAAAGCGTCACGGTGTCAGGAGTTTCGGCCAAAGGCCTGAAATGATTCATCGCTCATAAACCTCCCGACGGTGACCGATGCGGTCCACGATCACATCTTCTCCATCAATACGAAACACGGCACGGTAATCGCCTTGGCGAACCCTGAACCGCCCACGCGGTTCTCCCTGGAGCGCCGTGACGCTGGCGTGCTGATCGCCTGGTGCGGCGGCAATCGCGTCTAGCCGCGCCTTGAGTTGTGCGCGCTCCCGTTTTGGCATGCCCATCAGGGCCTTCAATGCGGCGGGGGAGAGCAACAGCACCATGGGTAGAGTTTTCGCTGATAGCGAAAGCTAAGGCAAGGGAAATTTCGCTGATAGCGAATTCTGTCCCCTATGCCACCGTCCTCGCCACAATCCGCGGCGACCTCCGTCCTGCCATGGAGGCCTACCAACGCATGCAAAGCCGCCCATGGCAGCGCCCCTAGATTGCGGTCGCCGTGACCGGCCCGATCAGCGCGGAGACATTGCCCTCGGGCGAAATCGACCGCAGCCAATACCAGCGCGCATCGCCGGCATTCAGTCCAAGCCGATCCCAGGGCAGCGCGGTGGGCTCGGTGACAAGCTTTGTGGCTTGGGCAAGATTGGCGCTGCTCGCCTCAAACACCTGCAAGCGCACCACCTCCGGCGGCATGATCCCCGAAAGCCGCACACCACCCGCAATGCCAAGCGCTGCTGGCGCGGTGACGCCACCGGGAATGGCAGCCTCCTGCCAGCCGGACACCGCGCCACTGCGGGCCACGGCGCGGAGGCGGAACGCCGTCGGCTCACTGGTGGCGATGGAGGCCGCAGTGGCACTCAGCGCCCCGCCATAGCCCTGCCAGGCGGCAACAGAGGCCGGACGGAATTCCAATTCATAGCCAGACAGATACGCACTGCCGACCGCTGCCCAGGAAAGGCTGAGCGCTGTGAACGCTCTTCCCGCCGGTGTTTCCACATTGATCGTCGCCGGCGCGGCAATCACGCCCGGGTTGGGCAGCACGACCGATGGGCTATCGCCAGTCGCGCGTTCGTCCACGGCCGGGTCCCAATCCCAAATCGCGGGATCCTCCTCGGCCAGCGTCAGATCCACGCCACCATCAGGCGCCAGCCGCCAGCCCGTCACCCGCGCGGGAAAGGGCCCCAGTCGGTCCAACGCCAGCGTCACGCTATCCCAGGGCCGCAGCCGCAGCGCGGAGAGATTGGCCGGGAAGGCCACCTCGCGCTGGCGCCGATTGCGTTCCAGCTCCGCCTTCATGATGCGCTGCACGGTCGCGACCGAGGTGGTCAGCGGAAATTCCATGCTGCGGTAAATCGCCTCGCCCCCATCCTCGGCGACGTAATTCGCGGCGAGCAGCGGCGGCGCATCGGTTGGCTGCCAGTTCTTGGCGGGGTCCACATAAACCGCGCGCACGCCATTAAAGAGATCCCGTCGCGGACGGCTGCCCTGGATGGTGACATCACCGCGTAGCGCATTGGCATTGAGCGTGGTGACAGGCAGCGCGGGTCCGCCGGCATGAATAAAAAACCGCCCGCCCGAGACCACCAGCGCGCCCGCCATGGCGGCGACCAGTTTGCGCGTAATGGCGATTTTCCCCTAACCAAGGGAGACACGGCCATTGACCGTGTAGCGCTTTTCATAAACGCCACCGCGCGTGCCGATCAGCTCGTCACAGATATTAGCGGCAGCGATCAAGGCGGGAATGTCGATATCATCCCAGGATGCCTTCCAGCCAAAGGGGGCCGTCAGGTACCAGGCAAGGCAAAGCGCGGGATTGTCCGACCATCCTGTCGTATTGCTGCGCGGGTCCAGAATGCTATTCGCGCCCTGCACCAGGGCCGCGATATTCGGCGGGCCAGAGGGAAAGGCCTGGGCGGTGATTTTGAGCCGCACCGCGACATAGGCGCGTCCGCGGCCGCGATGATTGGCGGTCCATTTGCCACCGGTCTCGGCGATCAGATTTGCGTTGGCGGCTTGGTCTGCCGCGCCCAAATGGC